TGCGCAGCTTTTCCTCGCCGTTGGCCGCTAGCAGCTGCAACAGATTCTTGACGCGGAACACGCCTTGCGAGGCGTCGGTGAGCAGGTGCCCGACGCTCATCCATGCGCTCGAGCTCGCCTGCATGGCGTCGTAGCAGCGCTGCAGCACGGAGTCGTCAAAAAACTGCTCGCTCGCAGCGCCCCAACGGGACGTAAGCACGCCCCGAAACTGCAGCAGCCGAGACTCGTGCACGACTGCGTCGAGCTTGTCGTAGCTGCGCGCAGCGATAGCCGAGCCGCGCGGAACGGCGAGCCGCATGAGCCGATAGGTTTCGACCTCGCCGAAACGAGCGGCGAGGGGCTCGTTGTAATACGTCTCGGGCTGCAGCTGCGTGCGTCTGAGCACGGTGAGGTGCGAGAGGCGCACGACGCGGCCCAAGTCGAGCGGCTCGCGGGTGTCGAGCCCGTCATCGACGCCGAGCAGCACCGCGCCGAGCCCGTAGAGCCGAGCCCAACACCACGCTTGATGCAGCGCCGTGTCGGCGCCGAGCGCCTGCAGCGCGCTCGTGAGGTCTGCGCCGAGCGTCGCGCTGCTGTCCTCGTCGGCGGGCAACGTGATGCAGAATGACTCGCGCAGCGCGTCGTCGGGCAGCTTCTCGACGATGCGCGCGGCGATGTCGTCGTCACTGTGCAGCGCCTCGAGCGTCGAGTCGCGCAGCGGCTGCCGCAATTGCGGGGCGTGGTGAGTGAGCTTGTCTCGCAGGGTGCCGAGCCCCGTGATCACGTTTTCCCAGCCGTCGAGCCGCTCGGTCATGGGGGCGCGTAGCGGGCGAGCGCTCGAGCTGTCTACGGGCTTAGAGGGAGATCTCGTCGAGCGCCTGCAGGTAACCCGACGCGATGCCCGCGGTGAGCCAGCGCAAAGCCTGGCTCTGCGCGTCGACGCGGTCGTTGGCAGCCCCGCGCGGAAACCGCGTGTGTTCTACAACCCAATCCTCAATCCACGGCGCGACGGTATGGTGCGGCAGGTGAACCGAGCCCGACGCGAACACGGGCTGCGTGCTGTAGGCCCGCGCAATCTTGCTGCCCTCGGGCTCGATGGGGATGATGCCCGGGATGCGGTTGCGCAAAACGTCCATCACAGCGGGCCCGTTGGCTTTGTCCTCGATGAGCACAGCAGAGCACGCGGGCCACTTGCGGTAGAGCGTCTCGATGGCGGCGATGGTGCCGAGAAAGTCTAAGTGATCGCGCACCTCGTCGAGCAAGTAGAACCGCGGCGCGAGATAGGCCCACACTTGGCCCGCGACATAAGAGCTTGTTTCATCGGCTTTGAACGCACAGTCAAAGCTGAGCACGAGCAGCGCCGCGTCGAGCCGCGGCAGCACGTGGTAACGGTGCTGCATCCACTCGGTGTGATAGATCGCGCCGCCCTCGGGTACGGGGTCCTGCTGGTCTTGCGAGCTCCAGCCCTCGGGCCCGAACTCGCGCTTGCGTCGCGCGACCTCTGCCTCTGACCATCGAGCGGGGCACAGCAGCTCGCCGTCGGACTTGCGCGGGTCGAGCCACCCGAGGGGCGTGGCTGCGCGCGTTGCCTTGCGGCTGTAGACCATCGGAATAGACAGCACCGCGTAGTCTTGCTCGGCGGCCTCGCCCGCGAGGTCGCGGTCATGTAAGCGTTGCATGATGATGGTGCGTGTGTTGCTCGCGCCCGGCAGCACGCGCGAGGCCATCGTTTCCCACCACCACATACGACAACGCGCGAGCGCGAGCGCGCTGTGCGCGTCGATGGGCTTGATGGGGTCATCGACGATCTGACGGTGGCAGTGGAAGCCTGTAGGCGAGCCGCCGACGCTCACACTCTGCCGTATGCCGCCCTTGTCATTCTCGAAGCGATCGGCGAGCCACGCGCGGCGGTTGGGCTGCCAGACGTCGCCGTATAGCTCGCGGTACCACATCTGCTCGACGAGCAGCCGACAACGCAGCGAGTCACGCACCGCGAGCGTGTCGGCGTAGGCTGAAAACTGCCACTGAATGCCGGGGCGCAGCGTCCATTCCCACGCGGGCCAGAGCACGCAAACGGTCGTGCTTTTCGAGCTGCCGGGTGGCACGTTGATGCAGAGCCGCGGCAGCTGCCCCTCGCTCTGCGCGGTGAGGTGCTCGCAGATGGCCCCCACATGCCAGTTGTCGATAAATGCGGCGTTAGGTACCACCAACGGCCACGCAGCCCGCACGAAGTCGTGCAGCTTGACGGGGCGGTCGCGCACGCGCCTCTGCAGCTCATGGCGGCGGGCACGTTCCGCCATGAGCCGCTCGAGATAGCGGTTGTCCTCGATGCGAGCAGCCACTGCTTAGCCGTTGCGTGCGCCGGGGTCAGCGAATCCGAGACGGACGCCCCAAAGCACGCCGCCCGGGGCGAGCTTGACGAGCACGCTGTAGCGGCTCTCGCCGTTGATCACGAGAAGCCCGGTGTAAGTCGCGCTTGTGACGTACACGTCCGATGCGGTGAACCCGGGCAAGTCGATGTCAGCGCCGATCTGACTGTAGGTGCTCGCGGGTGGCGGCTGCGGGTTGGTGCCGCCCATGGCACGGGGCCACCATACGAGCTTTGCTTGGTTGTAGACGGTTGGCCCGAATGCGCGCCACGTCATGTCAAGACTGACCTTGGACGTGCCGCGCGGCACAGTGACGGGGTACTCAACCCATACACTGTTAGTCGCGTGCGTGTTGCTGACCGCGCCGTTGGTGCTGTTTATGACGAGCGTTCCGAGCGGCTCGGGCGGCGCTACGTTCCAATGAATCGGGCGCATGATGTCGAGCTGCAGGTAGCGCATAGGAATCGCCGCTGCCGCTAGCTCGTATTCGATGTCGATGGGGCCCGTGAGGTGTAGCGACACCTCGGCCTTCAGGTTGTCGGTGGTGACGTGGTTGGTGGCGGTGAGGGTCTCGCATGTGGTGTTTTTGCCGAACAACGTGGCTGTGAAGTTGCCGGCTGTCGCTGTGATCGATGTCGCGTTGAGCGTCGTGACGTTGATGGTATCGAATGCGCCCGACGCCCATGCCGAGTCGTTCCAGGTCGCCGGGCTTGCGGGGTGCGTGAGCACCTCGAGCGCGTTGGTGGTGTTGATCGCGATGGCCTGCGCGACGGCAGCGCTATTCTGTGCCCACTGCGTGCCGTTCCACGTGGCGTTATAAACCAGCATGAACTTGCGCGTTGCGCTGCCGCCGACGTAGAGGCTGGCGAAGATGCTAGCCGACGTGGTCGGGAAGCGCGCGACGAGCCGATACGAGCCGTTCGGCACGACAGTCGCAGCGATGAGCGGCACGAGGTCGGCGGCGGCACTCGACTGCGCGAAGCGCAGCGCGAGGTCGGCGGTTGCCTCGCCGAGTATGACTGCGTTGAGAAACGTGAGCCACTCGCCGGTCGCGTTCTGCAGGTAGTTCCACCATTCCGCGGGCGGCGGCTCGTCGACAGTCCAGCCGAGCGCGCGCTTGCCGCTCGGCGGCTCGAGCTTGGTGCCGGTGGTTGCCCACGTGGGGATCGTGACTGTTGGTCTAGGCATGCGGTGATGGTCCTTGTGAGCCGGGTGCGTCGGTGGTCGGTGAGGGTTGGGGCGTGTCGCCGATAGTGTCGGGCGCGCGCGTGAATCCGTACTTAGCGATCGCAGCGTCGAGCTCGGCGTCGCTCATGTCTGACGGGGTCTTGGTGACGGTGAGAGTCTGCTTTTGCCTGTAGCGCTGCGGAAAACGCCGCTCGAGATACCAGGCGCCCGCGCGCCAATCCTCGAGCGACGCCGACGTCACGCGCTGCACGACTGCGGCCTCTGCTCGAGCGAGTGACGCCTGCATGTCAGCCCAAAACGTGGCAAACGGTTGCTCGCCGGCCTGACCGCGCTTGCGCCACTCGTAGTAGGTCGAGCGGTTGATTGACTCTGCCTGGCATGCGGTGGCGATGGGCACGCCGACGGCAACCATGGCGCAGAGGCGCTCATGCAGCACGCGCCCATACACGACGCGCCGATCTGACTGCTGCAGTGTCATGTCGGGGATGCTGACGCCGCGCCCTGCGAGGTCGCCGAGCACCACTGCGCGCTCGTAAAGCTCAACAGTCGGGCGGGCTCGTTTCTTGGGTTTGTCTTTTTCGTGCGCGCGCGGGCGCGAGCGCCGGGCTTTGCTGCTGACGGCGGCTTTTTTGGGGGCAGGTCGTGTGCGCTGCTTGGGCGGCATAGACAGTCAAACAGGGTGTGTTAGTAGGTTGGGCCCCGCGTCGCCGAGCGGCGGCACGCGTCGCACTGCGTCGAGTGCCGGCTGCGCCACTTGCTCGAGCTCATCTCGCGCACGGTCCCGCAACGGCAGCGCACAACAAACCAGTTTTCGGGCCCGGCGGGGCGCTGCCTCACAAACGCACTGACTATTGTCCACGCCGTGGCCATGGGGTCGGGCAGCCGCGACGGCGGCGCGGACGGCAAGCACGCGCTGCACAGCCCCCCATAGCGGCGCAGCGGCGGCAGTAGAGCCCCGCAGCGGCAGTGCGTCGGTGTGTCCGGGATCGGCTTGGGAGACGCCACGGCGAGCGCCTCATGAGGTGATAGGGCACTTGGTGCGCGCCTGCAGAACGCCGCTCGTCGACGC